CGAACCATTGACACTTAGTTTAACCTTATCTGTTCCTGATTCGCCTGTGTTATAAGCTAGGTGAATGTGATACCAGCCTATATCACGAAATACTTGCGTTGTTATTCCAACAGTAGTTGAACCATTATAAATATAAAATTGGTCACTAGCATTCCAACCTAGTTGACCCTCTGGTGAACTTCCAAAATTGCAGAAAACTTGGTTCTTGGTTTCGCATTTATATATCCAACTAGAAAAAGTCCAAACGGTGTTTGATCCGCTTCCCTGACTTCTCGACAAACTTTGATTGATTGCAGAAAACAAAGCAGAGTTTTCGATTGTTACACCAGATGCACTAGCGGTGTATGCCGCCGCCATCATTGCATTTCTAAAATTTGTCATTAAGCGAAAGCCAATCCAACTAAAGCCCCGTACCACCTAGACCCACCATTGACAGTCCAGAAGACTAAGTAATCAACTCCGCTAGCCGTTAGCGTAGGAGCAGTTCCTCCAGCCCAGTCAACTGTACCGGGCCAGTTTACCGTCTGCGATCCACCGTTGGTGAGTTCGAGGGTAAAACCACATAGCTCATCTGAAGCAGTAGGGTTACTAAAAGTAAAGGTATTAGCAGAAGTATCCACGGTAGCAGTAACGGAATTACCAAGAGTAAGGTCAATATCTTGCGTACCGCCTCCTGTAGCTCCAATAGCATTTGTTACCTCCCCGTAATCTTTAAGGTTAAATTTAGATAACGTATTGTCTCCACCAGCTAGTTCTCCAGCCGCTGTTAAGACGTTTGAATCGTTCAACGTCCACCCACTGTTTTGGAGTGTTTTACCGCCTGTGCCGTTAAATCTTACTAATGCTTCATCAGTGCTAGAACCGGGGCCACCAACATCTCCGTCACCTTCTGCTTGGTCTTCAGATAAAAGTTGGAACTGAGTTCCATCATAAATGACACTTGTTATGCCACCAGTGGTTATTGACGCCCCTGAGACGGCTGAACCAGCTATCTGGACAGCTTTAGTCCCTAACCCTGAGACATTTAGCGTTGTCGCGCCTGTAGAGTTTGCAGATGCCTTAAAATGAAACACTTGCCCTGCAACGTATGATGTAACGGCTGGGCTAGGGGCGATTACATAAGAGTTAGCACTCCCACTATCACTTGCAACATAATTCATTGAGCCGTTTTGCGCCTGCCCTAGCGTGAGTGAGTCCGTTAGGGCTGTTCCAACCGCCATAGCTGTTAGTTTGTTTGATCCAGCGTTTATATTGCCTGTAAGGGTGGTTTGACCGTCCTTACTAACAGATTGAGTTAACGCAGTGACCATGTCATTAATCATCGCGTTCATTGCTGTTTCTGATATTACTGTGTCAAAAACAAAATCGTCTCCAACTTTGACATAAGTGCCACTACCGTTTCGTGCCATTATTCGTACCCCATTTTTTCAAGTTCTTCTTGTAATCTACCTATCTGTTGTGCAGACGGGCTTGTGTTTCGTGGTATGTTGTTAAGTAAATTATTGACCAATCTTGAAGCCCTTTGAGCTTGAGGGATTTCACCAATTCTTCTTCCTATATTGCTACTGGCAATATTTTTAGGGAGATTTTTTACAATATTTGCGCCTTGGCCAAGTTTATAAGCCCCCTCACCTATTAATCGAGGAGAGCTAAATGCCATTCTGAGAGGTGCTGTGCCTAATTGAAGTGCAGTTCCTGCCATGCCAACTGGCTTGAGAACACTTAAAGCATTAAGACCCTGTAACGCTCTTTGAATACCTCTTGGCATCGGAGCATTAAGTGCCTGCCCTGCTAATTTTGGTAAAATATTACCTTCATTTACCTCATCTAATTTTTCAACTAATTTACGCCTTTGACCCCAATTTGTATTAACGCTGTTATTCATTACCGATTGAAGTTTGCGTAATTTTGTATCCGTAGTTGCTTTGCCCATGCTTAATGTTTTTTGTAAATCAGCAAGATCACCACTAGACCTTTCGTAAGCTCTCATTATTTTGCCGTATTCGGGGTCTTGTTTTATAATTTGCTCACGAACTTGATCGTATACGCTTTTAGCTACTTTATAACTTGGCGTGGTAACATCTTGATTCATCATTACATCGCCAATAGATTTTTTTAACGCATCTAGCCCTTCAATCGTATGAAACTGGGACGGATCAGCAACACGCCATTCATCAACAATATTCGCAATCTCTCGATAAACACCATCAGTGCTTTTGCTTATAGTTTTTCCTTTAAATGACCCAATATCTGCTTGTTTCCGTAAAATTTCGTTAATTGGTTGAAAATCTAAAATTTCCTTACTTTCTTTTACTTTATTTATTTTTTTATAATTTTCGCCACGGTTTTTATACATTTTATTAACGGCACGTTGTGCGTCATCCAACACATCCGTCATTGGCACTTGGCCTCTAATATTCTCGCGGAACGCCCTCGAAGCGTCTCCTCCAGATGAACCAGCCTTATAAGCCTCACGAATAGCATCACCACCTACACCAGTTGTAGTGCCTAAAATTTCAGAAGTTAGTTTTCCAGCCATTGAAATTGGCGCAACTTTTTTTAAGGTTTTTGCTGTCAACATTAAAGGGTCAATTTTTTGGCCTATGTTTGCTAGTGCCTCGCCACCCCTTGAAATACTTTGAGAAATTTGACCCGGTGCTGTTTTGGTTGCTTTAGCAATTAAACTTGGAACTTTTGCCGCTATCATACCACCGCCAGTAAAAACAGCGGAAGTGTCTGCAAGAACACCGACTGGATCACGGGATAATGTGCGCTTAAAATTATCCATACTGCCATATCGATCCATTACAAATTTGCCAACAGCGTCAGCATATTTTTCGGATTCCTGTTCTCCGGGTATTATTTTTTGTGCCGTTCCAAGAGCTAAATTACCTAAACTTTTCGCTGTATCGATTGGTGACAAAAATGGAGTAACTAAATCTTTTAATGCTTGTTGACCACTGGCAGGGGTGTTCGTTATTGCATTTGTTAAGACATTACCCCAGCTTAAATCTTCGTTTGTTTCTGTGGGAGAGTTTAGCGCATCAGCGTTAACTTCATCTTCTATAATCGTTGAGTTATTCTTTATTTTATTTTCTAAATTCATTAAAAACCGCCTTTAGTGCGTCTTTTACCCTGATAGACAAAAACATCACCGGGGTTTAATGCTTCAAAATCTTTATTACCCTGTTCATCATCAGTAATTAAAGTAACATCTTCTCCACTTTCTAAAATCGTTCTACGTTCCCAAGGTCTAGGCTCATTCGGATATTTCTCAGCAAAAGCCTTTTCTGCTCTTTTTCGTGCTTTGGAATAAACTGTTACTGCTTGTTTTACAGTTTTTCTCAACAATTCTGGGTCTCTCATATCCTTCAACGCACCGCCCAATGAGATTAATAAATCCATTTCGTTTTCGGTTAATGATCCAAACGTAGCCCCAGATTTTTTGGCTGTTATAAGAGCGTCTATTCCTAACGCACCTCTAAGAACTTGCATTTGTGTGTTAAGCTCATATTGATCTGGATTAACTTGTTTTAACCCAGTTATAGATTGTAACTGACCACTGACCCCACCTGTAGTTCCTTTATCTAATTCGCTATAAATCGAATCTGCGGCTTGCCTTATAGTTCCTTCCTGAACCCTAGCGGCTTCCATACCCTGCCTTGAGTCAGGTAAAGCAAATTCAAGATCAACTTCTTTACCAGCCCTCTTTTTTGCTTTTTCAATTAGGCCAACATTTTTCGGATCATTTTTTAAATACCGTGCGGCCATTGGTGACCCCGGCTTCACACCCAGCGGTAAAGCAGTTTGATTTGAACTGACTGGGGGTCTTCGCACCATATTATTTGTTGCTGGAGGAACATTAGGTTGATTTCCATTAGATGGTGGCATTCTTCCAGTATCTTTAAAAATATCTCTGTTAATGTTGAGTGTATTTTTAAATTGTTCAACATCTAACAAGTCTTGCAATTTTAAACTTCGTTCAAGTTGTCTGATTTCTTTATCACGATCAAATTTAGTAGTTGCATCTAACAACTGGTTTTCTCTCGCTGTTTTAGCCAACTGTGCCGCTCTATCTTGTCCATATTGAGCCATTGTCAAAGGCAGTAATGCGCTTTGCGCCCTCTCGTTAGGGCCAGTGGCTAACAACGCACGTAGATTCCTTTGTGCGCCTCTCATTGGGCCATCTGCGGCTCTGGCTTGAATTTCAGGCGTTGATGGTCTTGTCATTTCGTATTCTTCTGGAGCGAGGTTTATTTCCTCTTCGCTTACACCGGGGTCAGCGGCTTTAAAATCGACTGCTGGCGAATATGGCGTTGCCAAGCCTTCGGTTAATGCTTTGTTATATGCGTCAGCCTTTCTCTTGTCTTCGCCCATTAAAAACCCAGCCATACCCTTTTTGAGAATAGAAGCTAGGCCACTTGTTATTGTTCCATTGTTTTCACTTTGGGCAATAAGCTGTTGGGCAAGCTCCATGTCACGACTGCGGTATTTGTCTCCGGGCAAATTGCCATACATCATACTAGCCATTTAAAGCTCCATAATTTACCATGTCATATCCACTGGAATGTTTTTTAACTGCGTGTGGGATAATCTTTTTGACCTCATCAGCCATTACGCCAATGCTGTCTTCACCCCATATATATTGATAGCTGTAAAGATTGAGGCCGTTTTTAATTTCGCCTATTTTCTTAATACGCTTTTTTAATCGCCTGTCTGAAAATCTAAAAGCCGCTTGAGTACCTGTTCCCAGCAAATCAAATAACCCTGCATTGCTTGCCGCTGCATTTCGATTGGCAATATTAAAGTTATTCATGTTTGCGGCGTTTTGTTGACCAGCAGAAGCAATGTTTGCACCTAGAAAATCTGGCGCAGAAATCTGCCCTGACGGTGCGCTTACAAAACTTGGCGTAGTTGGAGCCGAACCTGTAAGCAATGTGTTAAGCTCTGATAAAGGCTGATTACGTGTTAACAATGCTTCTTGTATAGCCCTGTTTCTAGCGTCAGTCTCCAAGCCATACATTCTCGACATTTCATTGCCACTTGCCGCATCTGCGCCTAATAATAGATCGTTGTTAGATCGATTGAGTTCATCCATTGCGTCATTAAATGCCTGACTGCCTACGGTGAAACCTTGGTTTGCCAGCGCAGTTTCTCTTGTGGCTCTATTTCTATCTAGTTGAGGTTGTAATCGAGCTAAAATAGCATCTCTGGTTGCGTTTCGTGTTGCCTCATTAACAGTGGGAGCGGAACCAAAGCTAGATAACTCAAATGGGTTAGAGAGGTTAGATTTTACATTTCCAAGCTGAGTTGTCGCAATATCTGAATAAGTTTGCTTGTTAGCCATAGAATCGTCGAAGAGTTTTGTATTCTCTGGTGATAATGTTTGCCTAATATCAAACTGGTCTATGCCATCGACTTGAACGGGGTTGCCACTTGCATCAAGCCTTTGCTCAAACTTCACTTGTCCATCTGGCGTGTACTGATCGTACATATTTAATGCTCTGGTCTCTTTTGCCGCATCTTTGTTAAATTGAGCTTGTTGGCCTGCGCTTGCCCCAGCGTCTACAATAACGGGTGCTGGTGCTTTAGGCGGTGATTTAAATCCCATAATCTATCTCCACAATCTGTCGTAATCTGGTTTTAACATTCGCATAATTACGCAATGTTTTTTCTGTCCAAAATGATGCGCTAATACGGCCTCTCGTTTGAAACCAATATGCGAATTAACTTTTAATGCTTTCTCGTTGTCGTGGTGCGTGGCTGTATATAATTTGTACACACCTAATTGCTGGAAGGGGTATTCCAACACTTTTGCAATGACATCCTTCTTGGCCCACATTGGGCTTATTGCCGCCATGCTTAATTCTATTAAATCAAATTCCTCATAATAATTGTTAAAAACAAAGCCAGCTATTAACTTGTCTTGGCTTTCATATCCAATGCTGACATTGTCACCAAATTCTCTAGTATGCGGTATTTTGTCAGCAACCCAACTGGCGATATAATCGTCCTCGCCATAAATAAACATTTATAATTGACCACCTTTTTGATAGGTAAAGTTAGTTGCTATCCAGCTTGGTCTTGCTGTTAGCGTGTTGATCCTAATCCTTACAGATGCCGCCCTGCCCTTACCGCGAACCCCCCTCCAGCCTCTGTAAACTTGGTTCGCACTTCCCCAAATTCCGATCCCCCAATAACTAACGCCCCAGATGCCAGATCGTGTCGGACTTGCCGCCGCCACTCCAGTTGGGACTTTAATTTGAAAGTCGAGATTTAGATCAATGGCGGCATTTGGATTACCGTCACTTTGGAAAATCGGTTCAACTAATTTAAACATTTTATTTTCTTGCGAGGAGCTAAAATAACTAAACGCCTGCAATGCGTCAGATTCAATGTATGTCCCACTGTCAGAGCTTCCATCATCGAACTTTACAACCTTGCCCTCAGATGTGCCAAAATACAGATCGTCTCCTAATATTCCAAAACAAAGAGCGTTCATGCCTATAAACCGACACGGTGCGCCTGTTATTGTATTAAAGACATATTGGTGACTTGTCGTAATCGACTGCATGACATTAAAAACAAGCATCCCAGCTTTAGGATACAAGATAGGTTGCCATCCAAATATATCACCATAAGACCGCACGGCATCATTAACGGCCTTACTTATTTGATCAGACAATGCGACCAGACTAGCTTGAGATCGATCAAGACTTAAAATACCACTCAACGGGACAAAGCCATCCTGCGTCATTAAAATTAAGTCAGAGCCAGCTTTTACGAGACACCTTCTGCCAATAGGCTTACCAATTTGAAACACACCGACAAGTGACCAAGTGCTTACACTTGAAGGGTCTGTCCCTTTATAAACAATGGCCTCGCCTTCTGAGGTTACAAACACTGCAACGTCATCTGCGCCTGCACCAGAATCTCGCGTCCAAGTTCCCATTGCTTGAATATAGCCACCTTTAGAAGCTACACCGCCAAGGGGAAATTCAGTTGCCGCGCCCGAAACATTGTTCACAGCTAAATACCATGCGCTCAGACTGTCTTTCTCTCCAACCCATAATCTGCTCTGGTGCAAGTTGCCCCAAATTAAATTACTTGCTGTTAATCCAGAGCCTGTGATTGCTGTCGTAGACCAGCTACTGCCGTTAAATAATAACGGA